AAAAAGTGCTCCTTCTATATAAGATAAACTATTCCACGCATCTAATATTGTATTTTCCATTTAAATCTCCTATTTTGCAATACTTCTTAAACTTTCCATCACTGAATCAATGCTGGGGATCTTTGAGTTCTTATTCACCACACAACGATACTGCTTTGGGCATCCCACTCTAATATCAGCAAATTCTAACTCGTATGTTTTTTGAGCTCCAACGTAAATGCAAGCCATTTTATCTTTAAACACTTTCCTCGTTTTTAAACGGCAAGTGGTGTAGGTAGGCTCAATTATTTTGCCTTGCCATATCTTTTGCTGTTTAGTGTAATCTTTTGCTTCGGCTCTCTTAATCCAAATAGAAGTCAACACTGTAAAGAAACCAATTATAACTAAAAACAAAAGAAACCAACCGATTACTTCTGCAATTTGTTTTCTCAACGCTTGCTGCTTATATATGGTTCGTTGACGCTCTTTCCTGATTTCACCTTCCATCTGAAGAAGTTCATCATAAGCGTTAGGTCCTATAGTTAAATTTAAAAACATCTTTAACTCATAGCGTTGTTCTTCTAATTTTTTCTTAGCCGAATAAGCCTGTAGTGCTGTGGCTTCAATGCTTCCTGCACCAAAGACTTTACCAAATATTCCTGGATTCTTTGCTTGTTTTTCAGCGTTATCTATATCTGATGAGGCTCCCATCCACCTAGTTAAGTCACCAGACATTTGTTCTAAATCACGACCAACAGCAAACCCACTCTTAATTGCAGAGAATGCTTTGCTTGCAACACCTACGGCTATTGATATAGTTACTGGATCCATATCCAGATTATATCACACCTTATTTAGGTTTGTTAGCCCTTGCCTTAGAAGCAGCATTCGTATTTATACGATACACATTCACATCGTTTCTATCGTCAGCAATGCTCTCTTGTAACTTCTGTCGTTCTTGAGCCAATTCATAAGTTTGCTGTATCTTAGCTCCGTCAACTTGAAAGTTCATTTGATCATTCATTGTTTTACGTTGCAATTCAGCTGTATCGTTCTCTAACTCTTTCTTCCTTATCTCAACTAAAGGATCTTCTGGAGTTTGTGGTGCTAGTTGCGGTAATAACTCATTTAAAATCTCACCAATTTGTTGAGCTATTGCAGCTTCTATTGCAGCTGGATCTATCTCTGGCACAGGTTCACCTTGCATCTCAGCTTCTTGTGAAGCTTTTTCAAAAAATGTGGTTACTTGATCACGAGCCATTAAACCAACGTGTTCTTGCACATGAGACTGTAACATAATAAAACCTTGTGGATTTGCCTGTGAAGCAGGACTCGCCAAGAAAGGAATATGAGCTCTAACGTGTGCTTCATGATCTTGTTCCGGAAATGGTTGTAAAGGCATACCTTTTAAGGCATTCCCGTTTTCCGTAGCAGGATCCATGGGCTGTGGTTGTGGCTTTTGTGGTAAAATTGCATCAATATTCTTTATATCCAACGCATCATACATTCTTCTATACGCTTCATGGATGTTATGAATCTCTGGTGCTGCTTGTGCAAGCTGTAATTGCGTTTGTGCAAGCGATAATCGTTGTGCCATAGAGAAAATATTAGGGTCTGATACCGGAAGTATGTCCACACGACCATCAAAATCCTTTTGCATAGTCTCTGGAGGCACATTTCCAACAAAATAAGGGTATGGAACCGGATTTTCACTAAAAATCTCACCTAACATACGAAATTCTTGCTTTTGAGCGTAATGTAAACGCTTATGTATAGCAGAAATAATCTTAGAACCTTGTTCAATCAGTGCAACAGTCGTTCCAACCGGTGCATTTGAGTTCATATCGGCTATTTTTGCATCTGCAACCTGTGCAAAACGTCTACCAGAATCAACAACCACACCTAAAAGCTGTGCTAATGTAGCTGATGGCTCTTTGTATGGGAGGGGTATAATAGAATTCTTGAGGTCTCCACCCGGTACATCGATATCCCTAAACTCACCAGGATTAAGAGGCTCATCATCATTACGAATGCGAACACCACGAGCCTTAAAACCAGCCGGAAGATTAGAGAGCGTACCCGCATCAATCAACTGCCTTAGTATAGAAGTCGCTGCACGGGACAAACCCCCGATGGTGTGTAACAATCCAAAACCATAAAAACCAAACCCTGGTAAAAATTTGAAATGCGTAAAATACTGTCTCTTTCTTCTTAATGGGTCTTCTTCTCTAAAGTTTCTAGAAATAGATAACACTTTTCCAGAACTCTGATCAAGGGTGACAATATAAGGCAACATAATACCCGAAGGATTCCCCTCCATATCCGTGTCTTCAAAACCTTCCAGATCCAAATCCATATGGCATTCCAATAAGGTATAAGAGTCATCAGAATAGTTCGGACGTAGTCCCAACAACTCATCAGCACGTTCTTGGATAGCCCCTTCGCTTTCTCCATCATCTGAACTAGATAATTCAACATCTCGATACACTCCTGCTACTTGTAGTTTACGAATGTCATTATATGTCATTCTAACAACATGCGTAACCCTCTCTGCCGTTCTTAGGTCAGAAGCCGAATACGGAACAACCATATCCTCGGCTGGTACAAATTTAGAAACTGCCCTTTGCTTAGTCTCGTCAAAATATACTTTCTTAAAGGTAGAACCAGTTAAGGGCAGATAAAATAACATTTGATCCGTATCAGGATCATACTCTTCCATGATCTCAGTAATCTGATAATTCATGAAATCTTCTACACGTTGAGCCTGTGCTTCAGTCTCTTGCGTAGGTGTTCCAAGAACTTGAGCTTTTACTGGCCCACCACTTGGTAACATCTCTTTATATGATTGCGATTGAAACTGCGTAACAGCTTCAGAAAGTAATGGGTGGGTTACACCACTGGCACCTAAAAAAGGTTCACTTCGATCCTCGTAGTTTATTCCTAGTAACCCTAATCCTTTTGATATAGCTTCTTCCCAATCTTCCCTAGACTCTAAATCTTCACGAAATTTAGCTTGAAGATCCGAGGACAGAGAACCAAGTACATCATCATCTAAAACCTCGGCTAAGTTGGCTGCATGATCATAAGGTTCTGCGTCAACTTCAACAGCTTCTTCGTCCAAAAGTTCTATGCCGTCAGGTAATTGTTCCTCGGTGCCCGGTACTTCGACCTGGAGACTATCTTCTTCAGGCATCATTTGACCACCCGCCCCCATTGAGCCTTCTACCATACCTGCTATTTGTCTAGGTTCTATCGCCATTATGTGATCCTTGTTTTTTTACTTTTTGTAGGAAGCATACGATCCGAAAATCGGTTGGTAACGCTTTTACCCTTAATTTTTTTTATGGGTTTTTTCTTAGCCATTAATAAGTACCTTTAAATGTCCCACCCCTTTTCTTGGCGTTTCTGTCTGGAGTGTTTTTAACTTTTCCCTGTTGAGCTTTTAAACCCTTTTTGTCTATAATCTTCTTATTCATTTCTTTCAAGTCAGACTTACTCTGACCTGCATAAGGATCTTTTTTAACTTTTGTCCTAACGGATTTTAATCGGAATCCTTGAAAAGATTGTGGGTCTGGGACTTTTATTTTATCTTTATTAAACTCCATTGTCTTTTGACCATCAGCAGACTTCAAACCACCATTTAAATCTTGAAGCATTTTAATTGTCGTATTATGCTTTTTAGCTATACCCCCCAATGTGTCATTCTTCATAACTTTAACAGTTTTAGTAAGTTTACTAGCACCGCCACCTTTTATAGCTTTTTTTAAATCACCAATAAAACTTCCAGTGCTTTGTCCATTTTTGTCTGCCATTTTCTTCTCCTTTAATAATATTCTCTTGCTCTACGAGGATACCAATCTTCTGGAATCTCCTCACCTTGTAAACTAATAAACCCGCCTTGTCTAAATCTCATTATAGCCATCGTCATACTATCACAATAGTCATCATGATCGCCATTCGGAAATGAAGCAACTTCTTCTATAACCTCGTCAGCAAACTTCTCATCAGGATACCACACTTTTCCCGACTCGAAAATAGGGGATACAATATGCATCCTTGTCGTTTTATCGAGGTTACCCCCTTTTCGTCTTCCCGGGCTAAACGTGGCAACCGGTAAGTTAATTAATCTTAACTCATCCGCTAACGGTTGACCAGAGGCTTTTGCCTCAATCAAAATCATGTCAGGTTCCCAGTATTCGTTTTGCTCCACAGCAATTTCTTTTAATTCTGGAAAATTCCACCGTCCCTTTAACGCATCAAGTAAAATAATGTGCTGTTCACCATTCTCCTTTGGTTCAAATATACCCCACGTTGTAATGGCAGAATAATCAGCCGTCTCTTTTTTACTGTAAGCCGTATCATAAGATTGTACAATATAGTCAAGTCTCGGAATTTTTTCGGCTTCCCATAACTGCCACCACTCACGCTTGATCATGGCTACTTCATCAGATGTGGGATCTTGTTGCCACTGTGCATTCCACTTGCCGGGGGACAGTGAAGCCTTGACCTTTAATAATTCATCCTTATTCCAGAACTCATGCCATAATGGTTCCCCCGATGGTAGGATTGCAGGAAACTCGACCACTTCCCATTGATCCGCCATAGTGTCTTTTGCCTGTGCCGCCAATAATCTACCCGTCAGGTCTTTTTTTGACCATCTGGTTTGTACAATTATTATGGTACCCCCCGGTTGTAATCTCTGACGAGGACCAGAAGTATACCATTCGTAGGCATTGTCGTAGGCATTTGCAGATAAAGCATCTTGTTCCGAGTGAGGATCATCAATAATTAATAAATCAGCACCACGACCAGTCATTGCAGCACCCACCCCTGCAGCAAAATATTCCCCACCGGCACTAGTCTCCCAACGACCTGCAGCCTGGCTATCCTGTTTCAAGTCCGTGCCGGGGAAAATCTCTGAATAAATGGGATCAGCGATCAAATCACGAACCTTCCTACCAAATCTTACAGCAAGTTCAGTGTTCATGGTAGCCGGTATTATTTTTAATTTGGGATTACGCCCCAAAAACCAAGAGGGCATTAAATAAGAAGCAAATTCAGACTTAGAATGACGGGGGGGCATGTTTACAATAAGTCGTTTCAGTTTACCTTCGGCTATGGCTTCCAATTTTTCAGCTATGATTCCGTGATGCCTACCTTCTATAAACCCTTCATACACATGTTTTGCATAGTACATAAATTTATCACGGGCTATCTCACGAGTTTCTAGTCTGTTCTTTTGCTCTTCCAGTAACAGGAGTTCTTTAAGAACCTCATCTGGCAATGACTCTAAATTTTTTGACATGTTGGAACGATAATACATTTGAATGAATTTATCAACCAAACTTATTACACCTATGCCATACATGTGTGCCCCTCATATATGTGGTGGGGGGGTTAGTTAACATGTTAAGTTGATTTGGAATATCACATAGTAACCCTAGATAGTTAACATGTTAAATAAAAACCAAACGAACGACATCAAACTTAGTTAACATGTTAAGTTAATAGTTTTAATTACTTGCAATTACTTGTTGACTTCTATTTGTATATTGATTAATATAATTATATTAACAACAAAGAAGAGGAAAAATAAAATGTTAAGTAAAACTTTTAAGAAAACAATCCAATATAGTTTAGAAGACGTTAACTTTAAGACTATACGAGAAGAGTATATTGCTATCGAGGCTTGTGCTAAAATGTTTAATGATAAACTTAAACAATTAAAAAAAGATATTAAAGAAAACATTACTGAACATAATGAGGACTTTTATCTTATTGACGCAGATGTAAAAGAACATACTGTGAAAGCACATACCAGAACAACATTAAAGTTAATAGCTAAGTAATCAATCGAGGTGCTGAATTGTTCAGCACCTCATAACAAAGAAGAGGAAAATAAAATGTCTAAAAACATAAATTTAACAGACCAAGAATTCGCTTTATTTATGCATCTGTATAATAGAGGAAAAGACGATCTTTTCCAGGAAATGCATTTCAATGACAAGTATGATGATCAAGATATATTCTGGCATAATAGTTTGTGTGATACAATTGAAGGGAAAATAAAATGAGAAGTAATTTTACATATAAAGAAATTCAAGAGCAGGATAAAAAAGGCGACAGAATAATAGGTGTCATATGTTTTGTGTTTGGATTATTGTTTACTTACACAGCCTGGTCAATTGGAATACCATTAGTAAATGATCTATATGAATTGTCAGCTGTTGCATTATTTGGATCAATAGGAATAACTGTTTCGTTATGTGGATTAGTTTTAATCTGGAGACATCGAAACAATTAAAAAGTTTCCTCGAAGAAAAAACCCAGCTTTCGAGCTGGGTTTTTTTGTATCTGGAATTTTCCAGATACG